CTGTCGGGCGCATAGGCATCGGCACGGAATCTGGACGGACGGCAACCAAGCATCGCTTATCACTGGCGCATGGCAGGGATTGACCCGCCACGGATACAAAGTTGTCCCTGACGCAATCTCAGAACCTTCCTGTATTATCCTTGACACAAGGACAACCGACAAGGGAGACTTGCCCCTGTTCCACCAACGTAAATACATACCATAATGGCAAAGAGCATCCCGAAAGTTAGCGGCATGGACTGGATTGTTGAGCGACTCAGCCAGCAAGCCCTAGAGCCTGACGAGTTCACAGTAGAAATGGTCATGGAGAAAACCAAGGCAACTTCCTCGGCAATCCGTAGCAACCTGCAAAGAATGCGTAATGCGGGAGAAGTGACTAGCCGGAAACTGCTGATGAATGGTGTTTTTGTAAACGTCTACAAGCGTGTAGAATAGCTTGACACGACCGTTCAGGTGTTATCCAATTATCCCACAAACAAATTATGGCCGCCTTCCCACGATCTCCCGTCCGCCAGTCCGAGGTCTCTTTTGTCACCCCGCGAATCGCGGATGTTCTGTTCACAGAGCTGGTAGACTGCACCCGCGTCGCAGTTCCGGCGTTTGGAACCCCCCACCCAAATACCATCAAGTGGCCTCACCATGAGCTGGTGTTCGCACGGGAAGCCGCCGAAGGGGACTCCGGCCGAGATGGCATGTTCGAGTTCTTCTACGCGGCCAAGAGGGAGAATCAGGACGACTACAACTTCGAGCAGCTAGGCGGGGAGCAGGTTGTCCGCACCTACGTGGTAAAGCGGGATCTTTACTTTGCCAGACCTGTTGGTCACGCGAGCGCTGTCGAAGACGAGTTCCTCTACCCTCCGGCTGGAGCCGAGTCACCCGACATTCGCTACTCCGACTTCTGCTTTGCTGATGACACCCAACGTCGCTATGAGAAGGAATTTGATTCTGTGTATGTGGTGATCCAGCGAAGGTTCATCCGACCTGTTACCGTGGACTACGTTTACGACGAGCAGTTCAGACGTATCGTTCGCATCACCAAGGACGTAATCCCACGGACTGATGCAGCGCCGTCTCTCCCATCGAATGGTTCATCTGTCGAGATCCAGAGCGGAAACAATTACCACTCCATCAGAATCACCAAAGAGCTCGTCTTGCAGGACGGGGAAGTTTACCCCTACCAACTCCCCACTCTTCCGGGAAATCAGGATTTCAGGTTTCCCTCTAAACTTGAGTCTGTGTCGTTGGTCTCGGCATATGCTTATGCTGCTGCTGAAGGTTCTGCCGCATCTTACGCCCAAGATTCTTTTTTCAAGCCAAAAATCATAGACCCACGCCCCGGCCCTTATTCAGCTACCGTATTACGTTTCGTAACTGACGACCCTGAGCAAATCAAAGTCACGTATCCGCTGACCAAAGTCCCTCAACCCGTTCGTGAAGCCATTTCTGAAATTTCTTGGTGGTATTACGCGAGTGAAGATTACGGGAATAAGGCTCAGGCGTCCGCTAAAGAATGGGCTGTCCCGTCAACAATCCATGAAGCAATTACGCTAAACGAAGACGAGCAAGAAAACCCGATTATACCACCACCCGACGCTCAACGGTATGTTCCCACTATTGAGGCGACTCCGGGGGTTGCTGAATTTCTTGCCTTAACGGAGGCTACTATTGGCTACCAAGTTCGAGAAATGCCATTTGGTCTTTTTGAAGTTACCGTAATAAAAATAGACATTGAAGATCTTTATGGATAATCCCCAAGGAAAAACTCTCAAAGACTACACTCCTACTCCTTCTGCTCCTCAAGGTAGTGTCCAGATTGACCAAGGAATAGGCTACGAACCCGTGGAGTATAATCCTTTTGGTTCTCAGCGTGGCAGCGATCAGAGCGATACGTCCAACGGGCCGGACGAGATTCCGAACAACCTCTGGCCAACCCTCACGGGTAGTGCCGCCACAGGCTACAAACTAGCAATGACCCTCGGGCATGTTGATGCGCGTCAGCATGTAGGGGACGCAGCGTTGCCTATCGCGATCACGGACATCCCCGGACAACCCGACCCAATCGCCAACGCCCTAATCGTGGTGAGCGGCGACAAGATATTCTGTGAGATCGTCGAGGACGTACGTGGCGTAGCCACCGCCGCAGCGATAAAGAAAGCAGCCTCATGGCCTACGTCCACCGCTGCGAGTCTAATCGGCGGCGATGACCAGACAGGGACGGAAGGAAAAAGAAACGTACGTCTTTGCGAGATCGTCACCGAGTCAGGACTAGTGCAGGTGAAAGTTTACCACTCGGGGAACATCGCCCACTTCGCACCGGAGCTATTGGATAACCTCATAAGTTACGCAAGCGCGGGATCAGCGCGGGTGATGAAGCAGTGGAACACTTCAACTGGAACTTGGGACTTGAGGTATCTTAGAAGTGGGTCAGGTATCACGATTACTGAGAATGCAGATGATATTGAGATCAAAATGAAGGACGGCGAGACAAATGGAGACATGCTGTATTGGGACGCAACTGAGGAGGAATGGGTTTTGCTCGCAGCGCCACCCAGCGGATACACCCACGTCCTAAGTCACGACGGCACTGCTCCATCGTGGATCGAAACCGAGGAGTGCTCATAGTATGCCAACAATCAAACGCACAGCCGAGGGCAAGATCATCACGAAGTCGGGGAAAGTGAGTTGCTCTTGCTGCGCTATCGACTACTGCTGCATGTATTCGTCTGCCCAGTTTCAAACTGAACCTAGCGACGAGGACGCGGACTTTTTTGATACAGATTTACCGGAAAAAATCAATGTGAACGGGGTCGAATTAACTCATACTGGCTTTGGAGATTACACTTGTGGCGAGGATCAGCCACGACTTTCCTACACGCCCTCTACTAATGTGTGGGTGGTATCTATTTCTGGTGATCACGGCGGTATCCAGTTTAGGACTTGTATGATCGGCGAGCAGGAAGGTATCACGGTCGAGGATCAGTTTGAGGCGTGCTACAAGATTTACCTGCAAGAACCTGACACGCCCCATCCCGGGTTTCTTTACGCCACAGTTTACCGGGTATCTTTGTGCAAGTGGACTAACTACGCTGACTACATTGACCCTTTCGGCAGTTCTCCTTATTTGGTTGACCTCATATTCAACCCAGACATTCAAAGATGGTATGCAGACCTTGGGGGTGTTCCGTTTTATTTTGAAAAAAGCCCACATCAAGATACGCCTGTCGGGGCATATCCAGCGCAAAATCTTATGCCTGGTGAACCTGTGTACACCGTAAATGTCGAGCCGTGCTAACCCATGACCTGCCCCCACCAATCCCAACCCTCCGGCAAAGACACAGGCCGCCGAATTTGCAAAATCGGACTTTATGGCAGCAAACCCTACCTTGGAAATTGCCACGCCTGTATCTCCGCAGGCGAGAACACGCCAGACTTCGCGGCAAAACTTACCGACCGAGCCGCACAATCACACCCGGCCAACCGCGCCAAGGTATCAGGCTGTTGCGACTCAGCCCTAAACCCGCCACCCGTTTGACACGCTCGCGTAATCTGCTCTTGCAAACAAATCAAATAGGGTGACAATCCCCGAACCACCATGGCTACAATGACCCTAGCGCAGATCTTCAACACCCTCGGAACCTACGTGGAACCGGGAGGTGACTTCATGGCGAGCTTGAATCAGGTTCTTTCCCGACTTTACGGGATGGGAACCTACCGCGACCTCACCGTCCAATACAGCCTGCCCGTTGTGGATGGTGCCGTCACCCTCCCCGACGACGCGGCGGCCGTCCTGCACACGATGGTGGACGGATACCCGTCCCCAGTCCGCAGCCTATGGCACGACTTCAAGAGCGTCGGAACCAACTCCCCCGACACGGGACCAACGTGGGGGCTGATCGACTCCGGGTTCTGGCCAACTACGCGTTTGATCCCGGAATCCGAAACGGTGGACACGCTATTTATTGTCCCATCTCTGCGTGGAGTATCCGCCGTGGACATTGATCTCGAAGAGGAAATCGTCACGGTGAACGCCAGTGACGGGGACAGGAACTACCAAGGCACTCCGGTGGTAGTTGACCAAGAGATCACCTTTACCGCACCAATCACCAGCATCACATCCATTTCTTTTGATGCCTTGCTGAGACCCTACGACATCCGCTACGATGCGGCCGACGCGTCCACCTGCATCGCCACGGTGGGTCCGGGTTCCGGTGTCACTCGCTATCGCAGGTTCCGGGTGAACAAAGCGGTTGACGGAACCACGATCGTTCATGTCCTCTGTAAGCGTGCGTTCATTCCTTTGCAGGCCGATGGGGACATTGTCTACGTCACCCACCTAGGCGTTCTCAAGCACGGACTCCTCGCGAGAATCGCGGAGGATAACGCCGACCTTGAGCGTGCACAGTTTCATTGGGGGCAGTGCTTCACACTTCTGGAGGAAGATGCCGCTTCCTCGCGTGGTGCTGCTCTTCCTCGTCCGGGGGTTGACCCATACGGCACAGGCAACGTCGACAAACTCCGTCAAATGTATTGATCGCCATGGACAGCAAACTAAAGAGCGCAGGGGTTTCCGGTTACAACAAGCCGAAGCGGACACCGAACCATCCAACCAAGAGCCACGTTGTCGTAGCCAAGGTGGGTAGCGAAACCAAGACCATCCGATTTGGACAGCAAGGGGTTTCCGGGTCCCCGAAAAAGGAAGGGGAGTCCAAGTCCGCCGAGCTGCGTCGGGAATCATTCCGCGCACGCCATGCGAAGAACATCGCCAAGGGCAAGATGAGCGCGGCCTATTGGAGTAACCTGACTAAATGGGCCATTTTACCTATTGCTCCATTAGATCAAAATGGTAATATCATCCCATGGCTAAAGCAAGACCACTCCCCAATGGCGTCTTATTTGTTGGAATGCGTGCTAAGAAAAGCGGAGGCTTTGAGTATGCTTTTTCAATCCCTTGCCTGAAGTGCAGAAAGGACAGGGTTGTAAAAAGGAGGCAGCACGCAATTTCTATGTCTAAGAAACCCTGCAAAACGTGCTCGAATAAGGACAACAAACCGGTTGGACTTGTAGGGCAGATCAGGGCCTCCTTTTTCAATAAATTCACCATAGGGGCGTCCCAAAGAAACAAAATATGGAACATCGACATTTCTTATGCGGCTCAGAAATTCGACGAGCAAGGCGGTGTGTGCGCGTTGTCGGGACTTCAGATTGACGCAGGAGGTTCTGGATGCGCCCTTAGTGAGATCACGGCGAGCCTTGATCGGGTAGACAACGCGGTTGGGTATGAGCCCGGTAATGTCCAGTGGGTCCACAAGGAATTGAATATGATGCGCGGCTCACTAACAGTTGATCGGTTCAAGGAACTGTGTGCATATGTGGCCTCCCACAATAAAGTAAGATGGTGATCCTCCGGACAACACTCGAAGAGCGGCGTTTTGTTACCAGCACAGTGAAAAGGTTGACGGGCGTGCGCGGCTGTGACCTGTATCTGATAGGGGGTGTCGCTACCCAACGCCACATCGGGGGGACGCTGGAAACCCCAAAGACGCCCGCAAAATTTAGCAGGATCTCTGGGGTCTATGGCCTGAACGTATTTGTTTTTACGGCAAAAACAATAGAGCCAGAAGTGCAGCCGCACCACACCGCACGCGTCTATACCGACAATCCGGACGATCCGGCGTTTCGCGGAGCCGACATTTTCTATTTCACCAGAAGCAGCAGGGATATGACGGTGGTGACTTTGGTGGGATGGACAACCCCCTCACAATTTTTCAGTGAGGCGGTGTTCAATCCGGTGGGAGCCACCGACCCCCACGGGGGCTACACCTGCCCCCGTGACGAGTTCTCGCTTCCGGTCAATCTTCTGATCCCTCCGGACTGACTATCGGTCCGTAGATCGGGTGGTGGATTACATCCTTGAGGTCCATGATCACCGCCTGCCATACGGCGGCTCTCGCACGCAGGCGCATTACTTGTGGGTTTGGGTTATCTACGTATTCAGATGAGCCGTATTTTTCTGCCGCTGCGAGTTCTCTTTCCCGTTGCGAATCATAGAATTCACAGAGAAAGATCAGCTCGTCGCGCATCAGGCTTACTCGATCGGTTTCGGTTGCCATACTAGAACTCCTCCCCCTTGTCGATGTCGAACTCGTCGGACAGCGAGATTTCCCACACCTTCCCGCCGCCTTGCCCTTTGCTGCGGACGGGGCGGATGGTCTTGTTATGAGCGCTCACCTCCTCCAGCACGGTCATCCCGCGCCGGACAAACTCAAGGTTTGTGGAGTTACCCACGCTGCGTCCGCCGTTGGCTTCGTGAAGCGTAACGGTGAAGTCGGTCAGGGTTCCACGCCACTTCTGTTGTCCGGAGTGCTCACGCACTTTGCGGGCGAAGAACTCAACCATTTCAGCAATGGCCGAGCGGCTTGAGTTGTCGTAGGCGGCAGCCTCGATCATCGGGTCGATGTAGGTGGCCACCCCGAATCGGCTGGAGTCCTTCACCCATTCCGGAGGGGTCCAGTCGGTGAGCCATTTCAGGAAGTGGGGGAGTTCATCCTTAATGGTTTTTTCAACAAACTCGTTAGAGCCGAACTTGGGCTTGTGCCGCTCGCTGATCCGCAGGGCGATGATCTTGTCCCGGTTCGATGAATCCAGTGACGGCAGCGCAGCGAGCGAGTTGGCGTCGAGGTTCAGGGACATCATTACTCGCCCCGCCCACGGGAGCGGGATGGCGTCGGCATACTTGGCGTGATACTCCAGCCTTGGGTTTGCCACGCACCGCTTGGTCAGCTCGACGAACTTGCGTTGGTCGGCATAGGTGGCGGCCGCCATCTGGTCGTCGATGACCCACGCGGCGGAACCACACAGATCCTTGTTGAACGCGGTCTGCCCCGAGAGATAGGCGCTGGCGTCGCTGAATCCGCCCACCGCCTCACCCACGATCTTGTTGGTGAGCAGGGTCTTGCCGTGCCCCGTTGGACCCAGCAGGATGAGGAGCTGTCCTTGATCGAGGCGATGTGCCACCACCGCCTTGTAGAGACGCTGAAACCACGCAAGAAAGTAGTCGAGGGTGTCGCGCCCCTGATCGTCGGGAGCGAAGAATGTTTCGAGGAAGTTCTTCATCCACGGCCACAGCGCTTCGTCCCCGTCGTTGGCGGCATGAACGATGGTGGTTCGGCAGTTGTTGAGAATCTTGCGCCCGTTGAACGATACCACGCGCTTGTCAGAGAACACCACCGGGGCGACCTCCTCCACGCGGTTGTCGTTGGAGATGCAGAGCACGGCCTGCTCCACCTCGGAAACCGTTTGGTTTTTCTTGAGCTTGGGGCTGAACCCGGCACGCCGAAGTTCTAGGACAAGCTGTTCCTTGGGGATGCCGACGGGAGCTTCTCCGAGCAACTTGTAGAAACTCTTGCCGTTGAACCAGTATTGATCGAGCAACACCCCGAGCTTCTTCTCCTCGAACTTGTCGACGAACTGCTTCCCGAAGATTTCCCTCCATGACAGGAACCCTTTCCCAGCGCGATCGGAATAGCAGATCATGCCATCCTCCCGCACTTGACAGCCGGGGCGGTCGATGCCGTCGGCGATCCAGAACAGAGGACCGCGCGTTCCGGACGTGAACTCACCACTCCACCTTCCGGGGAACCTTCTCTCCACCTCCACCGCGATTTCATCGAGTGGGATGCTAGTGTCGTTGGTGCTGACCGGAGTATCGTTCGCGGCCTTGAGCAGCACGGTGCGGACAGTGTTCAGGGGAACCTGATCCCCGATCCGCGTCCAGTCGGTGCCCACCTCGAAATACTGGCTGACCTTCAAACTGGAACGGTCGAACCCGCCAATGATCATCGAAGCCTTGAATGCGTCGCACAGACGCTTCATGAAATTCGCGGCGATCTCTGGCGCGAGTGGTAGGCGGCCGTCGAACTCCCACACAAGGCGGATGTAGCCCGAGCGGGTTTTGCTCCGCCATGTTGGCAACGGAGCACCGTCGGCTCGCACCTTGATGATCTCGTCCACCTTGTCCCATTCGACCAGAACCCCGTCGTAATCTGCCACGAAACCGTGTAGGTAGTTGACCGGATTCTCGACCCCCACACGGGCGTTGGGGTTGTCCCCCTCCGCCATCGAGTAGAAGCAATGGTTGGTTTTGTCATCGGCGCACCACTCGCGGAACTCCGCTTTGGATGTGAATGTGGGGACGGGGAAGTTGCAGGTGGACATGTCGTCCACCGCTGTAACCGCCGTGTCCCGGTTGTTCTTGAGGTAGCGATATTTCATTTGGTGTAAGCGTCGAGGATGTGTGCTTCAGCGGAAAGGGGAATGTCAAGAATCCACTCCGGAGGGGTGGCCATAATTTCCATGATGTCGGAGTAGGCTTGCTCAGCCTGCTCTTCCGGGACTTCGCACACAAGCTCGTCGTGGACATGAAGGATGATCGGATACCCCGCCGCGTCAACACGAAGCATCATATCGGCGAAAATATCTCGGGCAAGCCCTTGGCTCAGATTTTCCGCGAGGATACCACCCCATAGAGACAGGTCTCGGGGAGCCCCGTTGCGTAGCATCTTGCAGAGGTATTTGAACCGGATCATGTCTCCGGTTTTCTTGGGAGCCTCCCTCATCCGGCGAAGCCTCCCGTAACGCAGCGTTCGGCCGGAGGGGAGTGAAAGCTCCAGAGGCTGGTTGAGCGCCACGCACATGGAAAGATCCTCGTTGAAGCTCTTCCAGTAGCGGACAACGGAAGACATGCGATCCCGATAGAGGGCAACAGCGGCTTCGGCTTCGGGGAGTGTCATGCCGCTGAACTCAGCGAAGCGGGCGGCTCCAATTCCGTAGCCACATCCAAGCACCATCGACTTCACCTTGTGCCGGAGCTTGGAGTCAAACTCCTTGAGGGGTCCGTTTGCTGGATCGTGCATCCCAAGCAGGACACCGAAGGCGTGGTAGATGTCGTCTGATTTGCGGATCAGGTCTAGCGCCTTGGTGTCCTTGGATAGCCAGCATAGGGTGCGCACTTCGATCTGCGAAAGGTCGGCAACGATCAGCTTGTAGCCCGGCTTGGGCTTGATCATGTTCCTGAAACTAACCCCGAACATATCGCCGCGGGGGAGGTTCTGGAGATTGAGGTTCCCACCAGAACCGCTGAAACGCGCTGTTGGGTTTGCTCCGCAATACATTAAGCCGCCGTAGTAGCGCCCATCTGACATGGTTCCCAAGTCAAAGGCTTCCAGTTTCCGGAGGAAGGCGTTGATGCGACGGAAGTCCTGCACCGCACGCGCCCACGGACACTGCTCTTGGTTCTCGTCGAACCACTTCTCGGTATCGACGTTGTCCTTCGCCAGCGACGCGGGTGGGACGATACCGTCCTCTCTGCACTTCTGGTTAAACGCCTTGCGTGAAAGCGCAGTGCTTTCCCCGATCCAAGGTATGGACTGCTCGGCGTTGAACAGGGCGGTCTTGATGGTGATGAGGTTCTTCTCAAGAAGGTCGGTGTCGATAGGGATGCCGCGCTGCCCAATCCTTCGGTTCACTAGGCTGATCTGCCTCTCATGCTCCGGCCACTGATCGGAGAGGGCATCCCACAATTTAAGGCAAAGCTCGGCGTCGCCAATGGCGTAGGCGGTGACGGACTCGCGGAACTCGTCGGTCATTGCACTCCACTTTTTACCCTTCATGTTGTCGCGCACAGACTTGTCCACGGTGACTCCGAGGACGGCAGCAGAAGCGTTCTTGAGAGAGCGTGGGAGTCCGAGGAAAGAACACATGTCGGAAGTGCATTGCCACTCGGCTGGAGACGTTGCAGGAAACCATCCCTTCTCGACCCCGAAGAGGTAGAGGGATTCGTCGAAAGATGCGTTGTGTGATAGAACCCGATGCCCGTTAAGGACTTCCCAGTTAAATCCGGAAGGGTGTCCGGCGTAGGTGAACCCGTCGCTCCCTACAACGGTCACCATGTAGGCGTCGAAGTCGGGATGGGAAAAGTAGCCGCGCGGGCCGAGGGTGGTGATGGAGCATTCGTTGGAGTAGAAGCTCTCGAAGTCTAGGGCGTAGGTGTTCATGGTATTCGATTTGTAAGTTATTTGGTTAGGGACGCAACGGCGTCCGGCGTTTGTTGTGTTAATATGTGGGCATGAAAAAGCCGCGCGGAGGGAGTTACCCCGCCGCGCGGCCTAGGGTGTTCATTGACTGAACGGGATGGGCTCTTCCGTATTAGGGATCGGAGGAGCATTCAGCGAAGCCTCGATGGCGGAGAGGACTACCTCAAGCCTGCGGCGTTGCATTACAGCGGTGGCGATTTGACCGTTAAGATCCTCGATCACTTTCATGATCGAGTTCGCCTCGGCTACAAGCAGGTCATCTCTGTGGACGAGACCTTCTGGGATAGTTGGTTCGTTGTCCATATCAGTTACCTCCTTGGGTGAGACGTTCTGCGAACTCCAAGGCTTCCGCCGATGGGGATTCCTTGGTGATGCTCAGGGTTGGCACATACCAAGAGTATTTGCCCTTGGACATGAGCTCCGAGCCGAACGACCACAGGCGGGTCATCACGGAGATGTTCGGATTGAACGTCTGGAACGTGAACAACCGCTTGTAGGTGAGGCGGTAGGCGTCCTTCTGGACGGTGATCCGCGCCATCTGGTGGTTGACTCCACCGATCTCGTATGGGAATGCCTCGTCGTTGTTGCCCACCTGAGGGATGAGCAGCACGATCTCAGCGTATTCGATGATCGGGTAGTCGGTGTTCTCGGCGAGTGTATCGCGCTCCGCTTCGGTGAATGCTTGCTTTGGCATGTATTCGTCGCCGAACGGGACGTCCTCTTTCCACATCTTCGTCGCACCGATGACGATCACGGGGATCTTCTCTTCGGCAGCGGTGAGGACGTGCTCCTTGTCGAGAACGACGGAACCGAGCGGTCCCTCGATCTCCGACATCTTTTGGATGACGTTGAGGCGTGGGATGTCGATGTCGTCCGCTTTGAACGAGAGCGAGTGGTTTCTCTGCGGGGTGATAGCCGTAACGGCCGGGGCTTGCACTGGCAAGACTTCGGCGGCGGGCACTTCTACTGTTTCTGCTTTAGGCATATTTTTTCTGTTTTCGATTTGTGTCCGGTAGAGGATTCCTGAGGGGCCGGACAGCTCCCTTATTCCTATTGTTGGGAAAGTGTGTAGCGGGTAGGCCCCTTCTCGATGATACCTAGGTCGGTGGCTTCGGCTAGGAAGGCATCCGCTTCCTGACCTTTTTTGCCCCGTGGCGCGTTGGCGCGGATTACATCGCAGAGCTTGTTTGCCGAGATGTCGGATGCCTCGATGAACTCCTCGTCGGAGACGCCTTTGCTGAGAGCAAGGTTGCGCAAGTTGATCTTGTCCTTGGTGATGGTCAGCGCTCCCATGGAGCGGCGCTTGAGGGTCTCAAACTCCACGCCAGCGTTGGACATACCCATCGCCTTGTGCTTGATGCCGCTTGCCCACTCCTCGACGATCTTGGCGACGACGAACAGACGTTCCATCGTAGCAGGGTCGCTGATGTCAGAGGAAGCAATGGAGCCATGAGGGAGAAGGTCGGGGCGGTAGCGTTTGGCAACTTCGATACACATGGCTCCGAGAGCAGGGCACTCGTCTTCGTGGCGGCAGAATCGGCAGTTCACGGAAGGGGTCATGTCGTCAAGGTCCGGCCAAGACTTCTCCCACATCGGCCGAACTACTTCGGCGCGGCGGATCACCGCTTCGATCTCGCCCTTGAGGCGCGGGACGTCGGAACGATTGAATGTGCCGTAGAGGACCTCGTCGCGCTTGGGGACGAGGAAAGCGAAGTGGATTGTCTCAAGCTCGGCATCCATCTGGAATCCGGCAAGGACGTAAGCCTTGGCCTGCCAGTTGGTCTCAGGCGGGTCGATCTTGCTGATGCCCGTCTTGTAGTCGATCTGAAGTCCGACGTTACCTTTCTTGGACACGATGTCGGAAGTCCCGAATGTAGGGGTCTTCACGTCAAGGTCGAGGATCAAACGCTTCTCCCGCTCGACGGTAACGCCTTCGCGGCCACCGAACACGTTGTCGAAGACTTCATCCTCTTCGCGGACAAGGCGCTCGTATATCTCGATCTCCTCCTCGCTCTGGAGGGCAGACGGGTCGCGCACCTCAAGGGCTTCGTGGATGCGGGTGCCCATTTCGGAGGCGGCGGATGTGCCGTCTTTGCCGTGATAGCCGGGGCAGATCGCCACGTATTTCAGGCTGGACGGACCGAACTCGGCATGGGCGCGTTCGGAGTGGTCTATGGTTTCTACTGTTTGCATAGTAATTTAGACCAAGGTGTTAGGGCAGAGGCGGAACTTGTGCCATCCGTTAAGGTGGCGTTCACGGGCAAGAGCCTTACGGTCCTTGTGATCTTGGAGCATGGCTTGGTGCCGCTCGTGGCGTTCCCTCCGGGAGTTGTATGCCTCCTCTACGGGCGCGGTTGGTGTGTCGATTTCTGTTGTCATTTTATGGTTCTGATTTGGTCATGCCGGGTTGGGCATGAAGCGTTTCCAGAGAGTGTCTCTTTTTCTCCATGCTGTCAATAATCTTTTCTTCAATAGTTTGCGAAGCAACCAGAACCCTTTGTAGCGCGGGGGTTTTCCCGGTGGCGCGGTGGATGCGGCCGAGGGTTTGGATGTAGGATTTCACGTCATAGGTGGGGGAGATCAGGCTCATGCGTGGGCGTCCGCCGTGGATGTCGTGGAGTGAGACGCCGACACCGCCCGCTGCCATGTTGCAGAGGATCACGCGCGTCTCGTTGGACTGGAACCGCTGCACGTTAGCTTCACGAACCATAGCTGACTGACCACCGACAACGCACGACGCATCAGGAAACGATGCAGCTAGTGCTTTGACCGTATCCACAAAGTTGACAAACACAGCCACGCTGAACCCTTCGTCTACCGCATCGTTCACCATGCTGATGATGTCTGGCACTTTTGCGGCCTCCGCGAGTTGGCGGGCGCGGAGGATGTCAGTGAGCACGTTCGCGCCAAGACCCGCACCACCGTGTTCAAGGAACCGATCCACGACTTCGGGGGTGACGCCATGCTGTTTGTAGAATCGGGCGATGTCCGAGAGAGCACTAAACGCGAGTGGTTCGGTGATGACTTGGTTTTCGGTGAAAGCCCCCGGTAGATCATCGGTGGTAAGCCTCACGCAGTTGGTGGTGTAGAGGCGGTGGTTGAGCGGGACGAGGTGTTTGGGGTTCCCGGCCACCCAGTTGTTCCAAGGGTCCTTGCGGCAGCCGTGCTGTTTCATCCACGAGAACCAGCTATGCAGTCCCCCCGCAGCGTTGTTGAGTGAGTGAACCCCCAGCACGTAGCCGATGGACCTCATCTCGGTGGGGTCTTGGCAGGCGGTGGCCGAGAGCAGCAGGTTGCGGAAACCTTGCGTCTTCGCCGCGACAAGCATCTGCGTGTTCTGGCTGAACGGCGCTTTGCATTTGTGGACTTCATCCCATATCAGGAGGGTATCGGGCGGTAGGTTCCATGTGAACAGAGTCTTACCTTTTTTGGCCACAAACGAATTACCGCGCCTGATCTTTTCGTAATTGGTCACGAAGATTGGTTTGACCCCCACCTCCGCCAGTTCCCGCTCCCAGTGCGGGATCACGATTTTGGGGCAGATAACGGCTACCGGAACCCCCATCTCGGCGGCGGTGCGGCAGGCGATAACGGTCTTGCCGACTCCGGTGTGGGAGCTGTCCAACGCCCCTCCGCGAGTGCGGAGAGCGTTCTTGAGGAAGTCAACGGACTCCCGTTGTTTGGGGAATAGTGTTTTCAAGGTGTGGTTAGTGGTAGAAATTGTGGAACGTTTTTTGGGATGCGTTACCTTCCCCCTTTGCCCCTGCTCGTCGGGTTCTCCCAATCTGCGAGGAAATTTATTTACCGACTGGTCTTTTCATAATTGTTTGGAGATACCACACTGGGCGTGAGTCGTCACCACCATCCGGTTTCCTGTATCGGTCATCCTGTAACATGCCGCAGTGCTGGGCATCCAGTAGGATGTTGCAGCTACAAGCTACATGAGCAATGTGGGAGATACCGGATTCAGGATCGAGGTCTTCGCCGTCACGCCACGCATTGAGGTGTCGCATGATGGCAGCTACATACGTGGTTGCACAGACGCCTGTATCGCGCCAGTTGAATGGCCCGTATTTCTCTGAGCCTAACTTGTGAACCCACGCGGTCTGCTCCATTGCATACGGTGGGATCAACGCTAGTGGTGTTTTGGTAGCGCCGATTGCGCCTTTAGGGTCATTTGGTGTGTTCATGGTTCTGCGTTCTGGGTTAGGGATTGAAGTGCTTGCTGGGCTTTTTCAAATGCTTCTGGCATGGATACTGGCATAAAATCAACACTGTCAATACAGTTGCAAGATTCTATCAAGTCTTGTAGT